GCATGTGATAATTTGTGGTAAGATTCCCCCATGCCCGAAACGCAAGAAAATACTCCCATAACAAAAGAGAAAAGGCTGGAGCTATTTGCCAAAGAGTATGCTCTGGACTTCAATGGCACAAGGGCTGCTAAAGCTGTTGGAATCAATGAGAAATGGGCGGCAGCAACAGCAAGTTGGTTTTTGAGAAATCCCAAGGTCCAAAAATACCTTTCCAAGTTAATCGAACGCCGCGCATCGAAACTTGATCTCTCGATTGATAAAATCGTTCACGAACTGACTCTTATGGGATTTTCCAACATGGGAGATTACATCTCGATTGTTGATGGCGATCCGCGAATTGACTTGTCCAATCTCACGCGAGAACAAGCGGCGGCGATTCAGGAAGTTACGATTGACGAATATTTGGAAGGTAAAGGTAAAAACGCTCGTCCAGTGAAGAAGGTGAAACTAAAGCTGGTCGATAAGACCAAGAATTTAGAGCTTTTGGGCAGGTATCTGGCAATGTTCCACGAAGAAAAGCCACAAGGCAATACATTCACTTTGAACATTCTTTCGACCGATGCGGTCGCAAGCGCCAATCGTTTCTTGGACGATATCAAGGCTCTCGACGTTCAATGCAGGGAGATTGAAGAATAGTTTGCCCATTCGTGTGCATTCTGGTACAAGTACATTCATGGCCAGAAAGAACATCGTGAAAGTTGTGCTGAGCGATGAGGAATTGGCGCAAGTCAAGAAACGGGCCGGACACGAGCCATTGAGCTCTTTCTTTCGCAGGTGGATTCTTGGTAGCGCGACTGAGGTGATAATGGTTTGTGACGATCCTCCGTTGGCCAAAGTTGAAATTGGCGAGCGTCCCAAATCCAAGTTCTTCCGCCTTCCAGTTTTAGGAGAGAAATGAACGAACTCGACTTCAATAAAGCTATCGCCTCAAACATCCTGGAACTCGGTTCCTTCAAAATGGAAGCCTTCGACGATCGCATTCTGGTAATCGAGGATGAATTCAGGTCTGGCTATGAATGCGAGACGTGCGGAGGCAAGCAACTTGTCGTTTGCGACAAATGTGGTGGTTCGGGGAAAAGTTATTTGAATAGCTTGGCTCGCTGCTCAAAATGCGAAGGGAAAAGAGCGATTGAATGCCCCACCTGTTCCGGCAAGGGTGTCAGACAAGGCGGTATTATTGTCCCAAAAGTTTCAGAGCGTCGCCCAACGACGGGCAGGATTGTTTCCATCGGCCATTCTGTAAAGAATCTCACACGCGGCATCTCCGTGATCTTCCCCTCGCATATCGGTCATGTGTATGACGTGCAAGCCTGGGATGAGAACAATCAAGAAATTACCGTTGTCGTTCGAGTGATGCGCGAAACGGAAGTGCTGGCAAAGATTTCAGGCCACCTCGATTTGCGGCGAGTTCGCAGGGAATCGGTCAATGTCACGGACTAGCAATGCGCTGGAAACCGCTCCCAATCCCTGAAAAGAATCCAGAATCATACTACCAAGCCATCCGCCTGAACGCTCTAGGTTCCCTATTCTTCTTCGTCAAATTCGTTCTGGGCAAGCATCGGCTCGCCAGGCTGCATTACGAAATGTGCATGAGCCTTGAGACCGAAGACCTGCATCTCGTTCTTGAAATGCCAATGGGACATTTCAAAACGACAGTCGGAACTGAAGGCTTGAGCATGTGGTGGGCGCTTCCCTTTACCGCAAAGGACGAATATCTCATGCGGCAACTGGGATATTCGGACGAATGGATTCAGTGGATGAAGAAAGCCCACGACCAGAACACGCGAACGGTCATCACGCACGCCGTTGAATCAAGGGCAATCGCAATGGGAAAGGCCGTTGACGACCATTACCTCAACAACGACATATTCCGCTCGACGTTCAGCGACATCATTCCTGGAAATGCGACTACATGGAATGACCACACGAAATTCCAGAAACGCGTGGGACGTTCGGACAGGTCTGATGCGACGACCGGCACATTTGAGTATCGTGGGGTTGGCAGCGCCATTCAAGGCGTTCACGCGGATGGCATCATTCAAGACGATAATTTTGGCAAGGCGGAGCAGTTCTCGGTCCTGCAGGGTGACGGTCGGGTAAAGGATGATTTGATTCGCTGGCACGGACAGCTCTGCACACGCTTCGATTCTCATTCATTCACCAAGACGGGAATCGGCCGGCAGCTCGTTATCGGCAATCGATGGGCGCATGACGATTTGAACAGCTACATCAAGATGAAGCAGCCTGAATTCAAGTTCGAGACCCACTCAGCGGAGGGCGGGTGCTGCAAAAGACATCCAACGGGACAGCCGATATTCCCAGAAGAGTGGACCTGGGAAAAGCTAAAGAAGGAACAACAGACTCTCGGTCCTTACGACTACGCCCACTTCATGCTGAATCAGAGCGTGTTGCCGGAAGAGTGCATTTTCAAGAAGGAGTGGATTAAGCATTACCGCTTCAAGGCGTCGAGGCCCGATTTGCCGCTGGACGACCCACGCAACGTTCTGATGATCGAACACGAAGTATACGACGGCCAGCCTGTTGAGGATATTGCTTGCGGTGAGCTGAGCCTGCGAATGATTATTGACCTGGCTCATGCCAAGAAACGGAAGCGCTGCAAGCACGTCATCCTGATTATCGGCCTGCACCCCGAGACGGACAGATTCTATTTGCTGGACGTTTGGGCCAAGCCAGCTCCGTACTCGGATCTTGTGGGCATGATGTACAAGATGGCCCCAAAATGGGGAATCGGCGAGGCGTTCTTAGAGACCGTGGCGGCTCAGAATCTTCTCAAGTTCCACATCGAAGAGAAGAATAAAATGCCAGGAGTCAGGCCGCTCTATATTCAGGAATTGAAGTACGACAACTCTGAAAACGCCAAGAAGAACAGAATCGAAGCGATGGAGCCGACGTATCGCAACGGACAGTTCTGGTGCCACAGGTCGCATGTGGAGTTCCATGAGGAGTACGATATCTATCCGGCATGTTCGACCGTGGACGTTCTCGACACAATCGGCTATGCTCCTCAAACGTTTGAAATCATCCGCCGCAGAGAACTGATGGAAGCGGTGGCAAGCCAGTACGACGCTTTCTCGAAACCCGGAGCAAGAAGTGAATATACGGGCTATTAGTGTGTTACACTCCCGCTGATGGCAAGCGTTCCATCCCCGCCCAAGTTCAATCCTGAATCCGTCCCGAAGGTTTCCGCGCACATCACAGAACACTCCCACAAGTATTTCGAGATGAAGGAAGCTGATTTTGGAGACGACGCCAACAGGGAAATCGAGGAATGGCTGCATGAGCAAATCAGAATACGGGCGGCTCAGTACGAGCAGTTGCATAAAAACCAAGTTCCGAAGTGGCGCAGACTCGCAGAGGGCAAGCCTAGAGAAAAGGAAAAGTCCTTCCCGTGGCCCGGAGCTTCCAATCTGGTATATCAGCTCATCGGGCAGGAGATTGATAACCTCACGGCCAGAGTCTTGGGGTTGGTCTACGCGACTAGTCCTCTGCAATACTTTCGCTACCTTGCCAAAACCCCGGACCCGCATCGAGAGGCGAAAAAGGCTAGAATTCTTGAGACCTTTTTCGATATGTGCGGCTATGAACCTGGACAGTTGGACCTGTATCACGTTGATTCGCTATGGCTCACCGATTCTGCAAGGATTGGAACCGCTTGGGTCAAGGTGAGACCCGAAGACAGGCTTGAAGTCGTTCGCGTGGGACACACCGACAACAAACTTTCAGGCGTGGAATCCTCGCTTTACAAAGGCCCGAAAGTAGACAAGCTGCGCTTTGAATCCATCCTGAACGATCCCAACGCAAACACTCCCGAAGAATCCGACGTGATGATTCACATTCGCCCGCTCAACCGAAAGCAGCTAGAAGAGCGCGTGTTCAAGGGCTGGTACAAGAAAGAGGCGGTCGATAAAATCATCGGCAATCCAGACCGTCATGGACCTTCCGAGACGGTAAAGAAAGAACAGAGACGCAAAGGAATTCAGGAAACCGAATCCGAAAAGGTTCTGGCGGAGTGGGACATTTACGAATGCTGGTTCCGGTGGTTCCAGGCGGGAAGAGTCTACCGTCTGGTCTACTGGTATCATTACTCGTCAAAGACGGTGATGAACCGGGTGTTCAATTTCATGCCGGACAACGAGATTCCCTTTGTAAGGACGAAGCTGAATTCCGGCGATGAGGGCATGAACGGCAAGGGCTATG